GTTTCTACCTTGCCTTTTTTTATTATCTTATTATTTTCTTTTTATCTTTATGTTATGTTTATGCCTATGTTTGTCGCAAAATGCACATTGTGCGACATAGTTTAGGATATAATTAGCTTCAAATAATATAATATTAATTTTTAAAGCCTTTATTAAGGCTCATAACATAGGCTTGAGAGGGGTGGCACAGATGGAATAAGTCAGTAGAAATTACTCAGTATAGCTCCCTCTCACAAGTCAAAACTTCAGTTTCTTTTTGTCTCTTGACAAACCTTTTTTAAAGTTTTTAAATCAAATTAAAGTTCTTTTAATTTTGCCTCTTGTAGTCTAACAATTTCTAATGTATTGTTAGGTTATGGAAAAATATAAACGATATAAAAACAAAGAGGCACGTAAGAAATACCTCCGAGAATATCAGCGAGAATATATGAAGGCGTATAGGTTGCGAAGAATAAAGGAGGGGAGACCCTATCAATGGGATGCGAGGGGACACCTTAAAAAGCTAAGAGAAAGAGCCTTAATAAAATTGGGAGAATTGAAATGTGTGAATTGTGGTTGTGATGTTTATGAATTGTTAGAAATAAACCACAAGAATGGTGGAGGTCGCAAAGAACATGCAGAAAAAAGTTACCAAAAGTTTCTGTATGACATTATTTTTGAAAGGGTAAATATATCGGACTATGAAATCACTTGCAGATTATGCAATACTCTGCATTACATTGAGTCCATATTAAATATAAAAGGGCATTGTGTTACTTGGAAAATATGAAAAAGAAAAACAATTGGAAGTTTAAAGTTGATAACCGAATGCATGGTCATGGAGATATTGATTATGACCAGAAGGTTATTCGGGTCAACAAATCCAAGAATAAAAACAAAAGACCTGGAGAAAAGCTTGATACCATTGTTCACGAACTGAATCACCTCCGCCACCAGAAAATGACTGAAAGGCAAATTGTCAAAAAGACCAAAAGGGATATTAAGAAAATGAGTCCTAAGCGAAAACAGAAGCTTTATTCCAAATTCAGATGAGAAAACAAAGGCGGAAGCTTTTGAAATCCAGAAAAAGAAGGGAAAAGAAAAATGAGCAAAGAAAACTTTAGCCGTTTCCAATTTTTCAAAGACGTGAACTATCAAACCGATAGAAGGTTTCAGCCCCATTATTCTGAAAAAGGTGGTCATAAGGCCAGAAGCGAGGCCGTAAAAACCAGGGAAGAAATCCATAAGGCAGAGGTCTGGGAAGCCCAAAAAAGAGTTTATGAAATGAAAAAACAGGAAGCAAAAGAGCATATAGTTTTTAAAGGCAAATGAGAAACTTGACAAAGATGCTAAAATAATCTAGTCTGAAATAAACTGCTATGGGAAAAGATGTTTCAGGCTATCATTCAGAACCAAGGTGCAAGATTTGCAACGCTAAAAGCTTTGCTGGTGATAATATCCGAGACGAAATAGATGCTTTCGCCTCCAGGGGAGCAACTTTATCGGAAACCAAAGCTTATCTTCAAAAATACGGCATCAATGCTTCCATCATCACCATTCATAACCACTTCAAGAAACATTCGCCCTTTGTTAATATCGCCAAAAAACTAGGAACAGCTAAATCAAGAAAGCTGAGAATGAGGATAAACCATGAATTCCGTGAAGCCTCATCCGCCTTGCAAAGAATTATTACGGCAGGGGATAAAATGGTGGAAAACTGGCTTAATGACAACGACGGTCATCAGATGCCAGTTACCGAAAGGCTTTATGTTGAGGCATTAAAAGAGCAGGGGAGACGTGGAAGTAAAACATCACTTGACTTAGAGATGGAAATGATGGATAAAGAAATTATAGAAGGCGTTGGCAATAATGAAAAAGGGAGCAAAAAAGGCACTTTTACCGAATCTATACCGAAGGAATTGGGCGTTAGCCCAGCATAACACAGACTTATTTTTAAGTCTGTATATGAGTCCTTCACCAGACCCAGACCAGGTTTTACATCCGACTAAAGACCAGGGCAACTTTATCAAAGAAGCGGAAACAGGAAATTATGATGAACTCTGGATGGCAGGAGGTAACTCGGCTGGGAAGACTTATACTGGTAAGTTCATGGGGGCAAAGTGGGCTTGTTTTAAAATTAAACCAGGTAAAATTTGGAAAAGTTATGAAGAATTTAAAAATTCGCCTTACAGCATTTTATGCACAGGGCCAGAACAGAAACAGGCCATAGAACTTTGGGAGAAAATTGAAGAGTCATTTAAAAATTCGCCTTTTTTAAAACATAAAGTTGCGGAGATAACAACTGGAACTCGGAGAAGGACTCATCCGACAATTGTTTTAAAAAATGGGACAACAATAGATGCGATTGGATTACATGATAAAGGGAAACACGTTGAGGGAGAGGCTTATGATTTGGTTTTAATCAATGAGCCTGCTGATGTAAGAGCACTTTTACACTGCATTGAAAAAGTTTTAACACCAAGAACTTGGCGAAGAGGTGGAGTTATCGCTGGCTTTGGGACACCGAAAGGCAAGAAAGACTATTGGCTTTTATGGAGACAGGGGCAAGCAGAAATAAATGGCTTGCCAAACCAGTTTTATAATCCAAGAGTTTATTCCTGTTATGTTGATTCCAGAGATAATCCATTTGCTGACCAAGAAAAAATTAGCCGATTCTTAGAATCTAAGAATGAAGAATTGATTGAGGAAAGAGTAGAGGGTAAATTTACCGATTCAGGATTTGCTGCTTTTTCTGATGAAGAATTAGAGGCAATAACTGATGAAAATTTATCTGACCATATTGATAAATCAAGTTTTAGACAATACATTCATGGTGTTGATTTTGGAAGAAAGGGTGATTATACCGTTTGCATAACCCTTGATATTACCCATGAGCCTTTTACTTTGGTAAACTTTTACAGAAAAGGCGGAGGGGTTGCTACTTGGGAAGAAATATTAAACGATTTGCTTGATATTTCAAAAGAATATGGTGGAGATTTTGTTATAGATGCCACCGCAGCAGCAGGGGATATGCAAGAAGAATGGTTAAACGATATTGGGATTCCGTTTTATCCGTATCAATTTGGCGGAAGTCCAGGTCGGAAGATTGCCCTTGTCAACAATTTGCAGGATTTTATAGGGAAAAAAATGTTAAGGATTCCCTACATTGACCAGTTGCTAGAAGAATTGCGTTCATATCCAAGGGATTTGAACGATAAAGGTTTAGAAACTGATTGCGTAATGTCATTAGCTTTAGCAGCTTATGGAGCAAAAGAGTATCGGGTTATAGGGATTCCTGAACCATACTCAAGATAAAAAAATGGTAAACATAGCTTTAAAAGAAGAAAAAGAAAAATTAGGACTTTTAGAAAAAGCCGAAAAGGTGGTTACTAAGGTCGGTGTGGCTGTCGGCATGAAAGAGGAAGATATTTCTTGGACAGAAGCCCATAAAAACAAGATAGACGAAATGGATTCTGGGGCTGAAGTCATGTCAGAGTGGGATGAAGGGGAAACCCTTTATTCCGAACTTTATGATAGGATGGATAGCAACAGAAACTTCTATCTGGGAGACCACACTGAACAGGGGGTATCAAATTTAGAGGGGGAAATTGCTTTAGCCACTAACCTTGGGGCAACCATCATTGACCTTTTCGTTTATATTCTTTCCAACAATCCACCTTCGGTTCAGTTTATGGGAGTTGACACTGGACCAGTTTCTCAGGCAGAAGCAAATTTCAAAGAAGATTTAACCCGCAGATTATTTTCCGATTGTTATTTTCATAAAAGATTTAGAGATGGAGCTAAAAACCAGTTTATGATTGGCTGGACTTGGCTTTATCCTTTTTGGAATAAGAAAAATAAGCTTGGCGGAAGCAAAGGAACTTTTGATTTATCAGTTCTTAATCCTTTCACGACCAGGGTTAAATACAAAGCTAATGATTATGAAATGATTGAATCTTTTGTTACTTTCCAAAGAATGAGTCAAGCAGAGATTTTAAAAAGATATAACCTTGAAGCGTTACCAGATAGTGAAGATACTTTTGTGCCAAAGACTTTTCAAGCACAAGATGAC